CAATGAGTGGGTTCAGATTGACAATACCGATCAAACCACAGAAAACGGTATCTTGTTTGCTGACGCTCGCTGGGCCCCAAATGGCACAACCAATCCCATCACAGACCCAATTCCGCCGATAGCCACCGGGCCCACTCCGTTGATTACCAGTGGTTATTTAGATCTTGATGCACCCGATCCTAGCCTGTATCCACAAGGCATGTTGTTGTTCAACACACGTCGCAGCGGGTTCAATGTCAAAAGTTTTGAAGTTAATTATTTCAACAGCACAGATTTTCCAGGAGAAACCTTGCCTGCTGAAACCAATGCATGGGTCACAGCCAGCGGAAACAAGAACGACGGAAGTCCTTACATGGGACGCCAAGCTCAGCGTGCAATAATCGTGGCAGCACTAAAGGCCGGCATTGATTCCAGCACCACAGCACGTGAAGAGCAGTTAGTCTACAACTTGATATCTTGTCCGCAATATCCTGAACTAACGGTTAACTTGGTAGCACTCAACAACGAGCGCAACAACACAGCGTTTGTGGTAGCAGATACTCCGTTGAGGTTGACTCCAGACGAAATCGTAGAATTTGCGACCAACAACTCTGGTCTAGGGCTACCAACAGAGGACGGCCTGGAAACAGGCAGCATCTACTGTGGCGCATTTTATCCTTCGTGCCAGACCACGGATTTGTCAGGATCACCGGTGGTACAACCACCCAGTCACATGATGATTCGCACCATCATCCGCAGCGACGAAGTGGCCTATCCATGGTTGGCACCGGCTGGAACACGACGTGGTGTGGTTGATAATGCCACACAGATTGGTTATATCAATGCACAGACTGGTGAATTTGTGAGCCTGGGTGTGCGTCAAGGCCTGCGTGATGTGCTGTATGAAAACCGTATCAACCCAATCACATTTGTGCCCGGAGTAGGTATCACTAACTTTGGTAACAAGACTGTGACCAGTTTGGATTCGGCATTGAATCGTATCAACGTAGCACGTCTGGTAGCTTTCGTACGCGGCAGATTAGAAGTCATTGCCAAACAGTTCTTGTTTGAGCCCAATGATCAGATCACCCGCAACGAAATTACCAATGCTATCACCAGCTTGATGATTGACTTAGTGGCCAAGCGCGGTATCTACGATTATCTGGTTGTTTGCGATTTGACCAACAACACCCCAGCTCGTATTGACCGCAACGAACTTTATGTGGATATTGCTATCGAACCCGTGAAAGCAGTTGAATTTATCTACATCCCAGTTCGTATCAAGAACACTGGAGAAATTGCTAGCCAATCAGTATAAGGAACAGGGCGGCCAAAAACCGCCCCTTTCCCCTAGCATAAATAACAGTATATAGGAGACAAATAACATGGCCGTTTCATCACTCAGCAGAATGACAGTGCCCTTGGCAAGTGATCAGAGCTCACCAGTTCAGGGCTTGCTCATGCCCAAACTCAAATACCGTTTCAGGGTATTTTTTGAAAATTTTGGCGTATCGAGTCCTACCACAGAATTAACCAAACAGGTCATGGATTTTGCTCGTCCTAGTGTGAGCTTTGCCAACATTGATCTTCCTGTATATAACAGTACAATAAAACTCGCAGGCAAATACACCTGGGAACCAACTACATGTCAACTGCGCGACGATGCTGCTGGCAATATCAGCAAGTTGGTTGGTGAACAACTACAGAAACAGTTGGACTTCATGGAAATGAGTAGTGCCTCCTCGGGTATTGACTATAAGTTTCTTACAAGATTTGAAATTCTTGACGGCGGCAACGGAGCCAATGAACCTGTTGTGTTAGAGACCTGGGAACTGTATGGTTGCTACCTGCAGACAGTAAACTACAACAACATGGATTATGCTCTCAGCGAAGCTGTAACAGTTTCAATGACCATTATGTTTGACAACGCCATCCAGTATCCAATTGGCAGTGGTGTTGGTGCTATTGTAGGAAGAACTCTAGGCGATGTTGCCACTGGTGTTGGCGGTATAGGTTAATACGCCATGAGCTATTTTGGCGAAGATTTCCTCAAAGGATTCTTCGGTGCCGACGGTCTCAAAGACTACAGTCACGCAGCCAAGACATTTCGTACCAACGGCTACGAACTAAGTCCGCGTTACAAGTTTCTTTTCCATGTGTTCTTTACCATTAACACTGGACAAATTCCTGCCTTACAAAATGCGTTTGGTGATGGCGAAGTGGCCACAGTGGGCCTCATGGTCAAGACTGTGCAATTACCTACATATAGTATCAGTGTAGATACCATGAACCAATACAATCGCAAACGTTTGGTTCAAAGCAAAATTAATTATAATCCTGTTCAAATAGTTTTCAACGATGACCAAAGCGATTTGATTCGCAACATGTGGTATAACTACTATCGTTATTATTATAAAGACAGCACATACAACTACGATAACTCGGCCAGCATAAATGGATCAATTGGTCAATTACAGACTCAACAAAACGGGTTTGGTTACAATGCCCGAGACATCTACAATGGCAGTCAACAGGTCAATGACTGGGGTTACACCGGGGAAGGTTACCAGGACGGCAACACAGGATTCGGCCAGGCTCTGGGCGCAGACAACAAACCACCGTTTTTTAGAGATATCAAGATCTATGGACTCAGTCAGAAAAAATTTGCCAGCTATGTGTTGATCAATCCCATGATTTCAGAATGGCAACACGATATCTACGATTACAGTCAAGGTGGATCAACCATGATCAACACCATGACCATACAGTATGAAACAGTCAAATACTACAACGGATATGTGGGCGGCAATCAACCCAGCTCCACAGTTGTGGGCTTTGCTGATCCCAATCACTATGATGTTACTCGCAGTGGTATATCTCGTCCAGGTAGTCAAGCCACAGTGTTTGGTCAAGGCGGATTAGTTGATGCCGGTGTTGGATTGCTTGAAGATTTGAATGCCTTGCAAACTGGCCAAGGAGGCATACAAAATATCCTAGGCGCAGTTCAAAAAGCTGGCACTGCTTATCAAACCTTCAAAGGCAAGGATATAGCCAGCATAGCCAATCAAGAAGCCAGACAGGCCGGCAGGCAAATCCTACAGCAGAGTCTGCCAGGCGCCATGCGGCAAGTTGTAAATGCTGGCAACGGTATTTTCTTCCCCAATGCCCCTAAGAATCCCACCACACAGTTTGGTCGAGGTGCTGGCAGCCTTGGATCTGGCATCGGGGCTGGCATACTGGGACCAAATTCTCGGATTGGATTGACTCCACCAATTATCACACCTCCTGCAAATCAATAACATGGGAACAACAGTCAACTACGCCAATCCTAAAATTGATGGCACTGTCAAAATATTTGACCAGTTTTATGCCTACGAGGCCAATGTACCACAGTTGGAATACGACGCTGTGTATAGTTATTTTCGCAGTGTGTTTGACACAGCCGAAGCAGCCGGTAACTTTACAGTCTCGGTTTTCAGAATCAGCGAAAGCAGCGGAATTCCTGTGATGACTCTGTTGCAAGAATTTCAAGGACAAAGTCAACCTGAATTAACATTGACCTTGGCCTACTATCTCAACAGTATAAGAAGCAACGCAACCTTGTTGGGTCTCAATGCAACAACGCAACCCAACTTCTATGTGGCCAGGAATGTGAGACAATGACATGGCCAACAACTTCCGGCAAGGGTTTTATCAAATAAAGAATCCTCACAAGTATGTGGGTGTAGGCAAACCAAAATATCGTTCGGGTTGGGAAATGACTTTTATGATGTTTCTTGACAACAACGATCACATTGTTCAGTGGGCCAGCGAAAGCATCAGTATTCCTTATCGCAATCCCATAACCGGTAAACAGAGCATGTATGTGCCTGATTTCATAGTGACCTATCGTGGTCGAGACAATACTCTGCGTGCAGAAATGATTGAAATCAAACCCAGGGCACAAAGCATCATAGAAGAACGACAGAGCCAACGCGATCGTGCGCAAGTGGCCATAAACTATGCCAAATGGGCTGAAGCACAAAAATGGTGCCGAAGAAATGGCCTGACCTTCAGGGTCATTAATGAAGATCAGATATTCCGCTCACCTGGCAAAAACGGCCGGTAAATAGGTTTATGACACGCCGACTTGAAGAACTTTTTGATCTACCACCCAGTGGGTGCGACAGTGAAACCAATGAAGCTGCCACGGTTCCTGCTACTCAAATACAACTACAAGAAATTGACGCCACTATAGACAAGATCGACCAAGCTCTGCCGGCTGTGCGAGGGTTGGATGCCAGCGATGCCGAAATGGACGAACTGGCCAACAAGGCTCAAGAAACCTTTGACAATCTCATGGATCTGGGCTTCAATGTAGACAGTCGTTATGCGTCGGAAATATTTGCTGTGGCCGGCACCATGCTGGGACATGCACTCACAGCCAAAACAGCCAAGCTCAACAAAAAACTCAAAATGGTTGAGCTACAGTTGAAAAAAGCCAGAATGGATCAGGACACCAAAGGCGACGAGCCCACTGCCACAGCACATGGGCAGGTGCTGAGCCGCAACGATTTGCTGGAAATGATCAAAGGCGCAAAGGACCAAAACAATAACAAAGCATAAATATCATATAGGGATACAAATATGAAAAATTTTCAAGAATACCTGGCAGAAAGCCAAAGAACCTACAATTACCGCGTGAAAATCGTGGGTGATGTAGAACCTGCTTTTGTAAAGGCACTGGAAGAAAAGCTCAAGCAGTTTGATCCAGTCAAGGTGTCAGCTGTGAAAAAAACACCCATCCAGCTCAAGCCTGCAGACTTTCCGTCACATGCCAATGAAAGTGTCAGCGCCATGGACTGCGAATTCCGCTATCCAGCCATCGAACCACAGATCCAACAGATTGCTCAATTGCTAGGACTTGATCCAAACCGTATCCGTTTGTTGACCACGGCCTATGAAGACAGCATGATGGATGAAAAAGAAAAGATTGAAGATCAAAACAAAAATCTGCTCACAGACACCGACTATCCTGCACCTGATGCAGAACAAAAAGCACTCAGCAAAGATTACTAGATCGGA